CATCCCGAGCAAATTGTGGCACGGTCATAAGGATCAAGTCCATAGCGCCAGACTTCCACAAGAGCTGTCTGCGCAAGCTTACGCTCCTTCCAACCTGTCTGAGTACTAGCTTGAGCTGGTGTAGCCAGACCCACGACGCTGGCAGTAATAGCTGCGCTAGCAATTCCTGCAATGATCTTATTCATACTTTCTCCTCCTCCATGAGTGCATCGCGCTCTGCGATGAGTTCAGCAATACGTGCGTCGAGCTGTGCAATACGACGTGTGTTACTAGTCTTGCCCTTAATGGTAACCCGGAGGTTCTCTTCAGAGAAGTCCGCCTTGTTTCCTGTTACAAAACTGACACGCTCGTTCTCTCTAAGTGGGCGGCCAAGATACTTCTCCATAGCGATATGATGCTTAAGGCGCCAAGCTGTAGAACCATCTGCCAATAGTACTTTCACGTACCAATAGCCGTTAGGCGCCTTACGCTCACTCCCAACAGGCATCTGCTTACCTCTAGCCATTAGTCCACCTCCCGAGCCACCACAAATGGATAGCTGGCAACACTCGTAGGCGTCTCCCACACATCAATGTACTGAAGACCGGGAATATGGTAACTCAGGTCCCGGTAGATAGCGGCAGCCATCTCTTCTGCCGTAGGCGTCCAACCAACGACAATAACTTTCCAGCCATTACTATTGACATACATCTGCTGCTCGGGATCATACCACTGTCCCAGAGCCTTCATCATCTGAACATCCTGAGAATGAACGATGAAGCCATGATCGAAGACATCATGAACACGTTCCGTTAGGATACGCTTAATGTCACCAAAGTCAATCACCATGCCTGTCGACGATCCCTCTTCCTGGAGATGTCCTGCAACAGTTGCTTGAACCCTATACCGATGACCGTGAGGATTCCTGCACTTACTCGCATGCAGAGGAACACGATGCCCAGCATCGAACTCAATCTCCTTCTGAACACTAAACAGTCTCATACCTCTCCCCAATTCATTCCGATAGATGAATCAACCTTAAACTTGACAAAGTCGCCTACAATGTGATAAGCGGCCTTCAACATATTGACTTCAGCAATTGCCCCAATCTCTTCCATATCCTTTTCATGCCCCTCAATCAAAAGAGAGTCATGAACGATATTACGAATGAATCCCAATCCCTTGATCTGCGGACGCGTCCACGTCAAAGCTAGCAAACACATGTCACTAGCAGTTGACTGCGGAAGGAACGACAGAGCCTCGTTCATTACGTTATGCTCGTTCTCTTTTGTGATCAAAGCGTAGCGCCTATGACGACCCCAAGGAGTGACGAGATCTTCTCCTGCACGAACCATCCGCTTCGTTTCCTCTTGGAAAGCAACGATCTCTGGAATGACCTCGAAGAAGTTCCTCTTCAGTCTGTTGGCTTCTTCCAAAGTCATATCGAACTCTTCTGCAATGGTGCCAGCACCTCTACCATAGTTAAGTCCGTACACGAAGGCCTTAACACGGATACGCATCTCTTTCCACTTCGCTGGACCAACTGACTCCTTAGTCAGATGCTCACCAAACAATCGAGGTGTCAGATCATCAAAGACGTCAATAGTTCCGTCATTGAAGATGCCGCGGAAGTAACTATCTTGCGCCAGGAAAGAAAGAACGCGCAGCTCTGCCTGCGCATAGTCCAACTGAATGAACCTATTCTCTTCCTTCGTAGGCACGAACTGCTTCCTCAGCTTACTGTCGCGAGGAATGTTCTGAAGATTAGGATTGCGACAACTTAGCCTACCTGATGTAGTACCGTGTAGGAGGAACGTTGGGAACACACGTCCGGCGTACATACGCTTGGCAATTCCCTTTACATATGTCCCATGCATCTTAGCCTCTGACCTATGCTTCAGAAGCAGATCGAGAAATGCACGAACTTCATCTTCATCTTGAGGCAATTTGCCTGCGGGCATATCTACTAGCGCCTGGAGATGTGCTGCATCCGTAGACGCCATGTCAATACCCTTGGTCAAGAAATACTTCTTGACCTGCATAGGACTGTTCGGATTGATCTCCATGCCTGTGGTCTTTGTGATCTGGGCCCGGATGTCAACAAGTGACTCTACATACTCGCGATCCAGGGTTTGGAGATAAGTACGGTCAATCGCGATACCGTTGAGCTCCACGTACATGAGTTGGTTGGATGCTGCCACCAGATAGTCATGAACCTTCCGTAGTTCCTCACCGGCAGGATGGTTGCTAAATCGCCGCTCGTACATTCCCCACAATGAATATGTGCTAGCAACATCATATGCGTTGTATTTGTATAGGATATCTCGCGGGATCGAACCGTAACCACTACCGGCGGTGACATAGGGTTTGATCTCCTCTTCATATTGCGGAGCACCAAGGTATTCACTAGCCTGATACTTCAGACCGTGAATCTGACTACGCTCATCGAATACATATGATGCCAACATAGTATCGAACCACAACTCAAGTGGGCCTACCGTATGATAGAGTCCCTTCAGATCAAACTTACCATTCTGACATACAAGCTTTCGAGCATTAAGCGTATCGGCAAGAGCATCATGTACCTTCTCAGATTCCAGAGCCTTTTCGCCAATGACGAGAACCTTATTAGGTGCATAGCCAATACCGATACAAAGTAGTTTATGCTGACTAGGAACTTCGAAGCTGACATCCTTCTCAATGTTCGACTCGATGTCAACTACCAATACACCATCAGGAGGAGTCCTGTCAAGTACTTGCTTCAGATATGCTAGAGCGGTATCTTCATCATCTGCCACAACATAATCAGGAGCACTCCAAGGGGTAGGCTCTGCATCGATCTTGCCAATGTCTTGTACGATGAAAGGGAACTGATCACCCTGTCGAAGAGCAGCTGCAGGATTGATCGTACAGATTACACGTACACCATCAAGGTAAGAATATTCCTTACCTGGACCGATACGCAATTGAGTAACCTTTGATTGACCTGTAAGAGCCTCAGCGGCGGTATTACCCAAAGCTACGGCAGTCTCGACTCCGGCCTCTTGAAGTTCTGCCAACAATCTCGGGCGGCAAGCCATGATAGCACTCTTAGGCGGAGCCTTACCATCTGCAGGTCGACACATACAAGCATTGGTCATCACGACATCACTTCGCTCAATGCCGTGATGATGCATGACGATGTTTAGCAACTTGCCACTAGGCCCCGTGAAGATAGTTCCTGTACGTGTATCAGCCTGCGAAGGCGCTTCTCCAACGAAGGCAACTTTAGCCTTACCAGAAGAGGGTACCAATGAAGGTACGAGCTTACCGCCTACGGCTAGAGGACACTCTTCACACCTTGCTAGTGGATGGCGTCGCACTTGGCTCTCTCCCTTCTGCCCAAGCGAGGAATGTACGAACATAGAAGTCACTACCTAGATACGCTGTCTTATTACGAATGAAATAATTCGAAGGCCTCTCAAGAGGGGCCTCCCAGATCTTATCTGCAGCGTCAAGAGGTCTCTGCCAATGAGCCATGTAATAAGGAGCTGACGTATCCATGGAACGGATGTAAGGAATATGCGAAGCGTACTTGATCTCACCTGGCCAAAGAGTATTAGCACCCAACATATGATATTCGAACTTATTACCCAGAAGTTCTTCGGCCTTAATGATCGTACGCAGTCGAGCTTCAGGTGCCTGAGGCGTAATCAGCAATCGAGGAAAATGCAAGACCTTAATATGCTGAGCCCACCAGGTGACTGAAAAGATCTCCAGAGTCTCGAAGGCATGATCCTCATCTCGACCTTGCACAACAAATGCCAGCTTAACACCCATATTAATGAGCGACTCAACTTCTTGATGCTGAATAAAAGTTTCTGATGCCTTGAGCGTTGCAGGACCGTCTGCAAGGAAGTCCGGAAGCACTAGCTCATTCGGTCGCCAATTAGCAGCCATATCGAAAAGCATGTCATGACTAATCTGCTTACGCTCAGCAGCACCATTATCCAAGATCACATACTGATCTGGATTATGACAATGCCGACGATAGCAATGAATATATTCCGTATCTCGATCAAGTATAGGTCCCGGCAACATCATCTGCATGCTAGTCTTCCGAGTATCGCCAAGAAGCGAAGTAGGCGGAATAAGAGCCAGTTTCATCCGTTACCCCATTCCCGAGTCGGCTTGAACGACGTCGTCTTCATAATAGTATTACCTTCGCCATCGACTTCCAAAGACTGAAACGCCTCGCTCTCAACAATGGCTTGCTGAAGCAGGCGCAACTTAATTGCTTGCGCACGGCAGTAGTTAACAGTATCTGCCAACTCTTCAATCATAAACTGGATCATATCATTACCCAGGAATGCAAATTGACCATACTGCTCAGCACCCATAGCCCATCGATCAATACACATCTGATCGAATTCAGAAGCTAGCTCCTGCATAACTTCAACCAGCTCTTCGCCCTCAGCCATGCTATACCTCCGCACTTGCAATATAGGCAACCTTGTCTGCTGGAATATATGCACGCTTAATCAGCGGCACTCCAGGATCAAGAACAGTTATAGTAAAGCCTTCATTGCTAGCCTTAGACATTTCGAACTTTATAATAACATCTTCCCACTCATCAGTTGTCCAATATCCCCCGCCATTGACAAGTCCAACGATAGTAGAACCCTGACTAGCTTGCTGACCCATTACGAGCCTCCCTTTCTCTGCGCTGCTCAGTAAACCGTTTCTCGTTCTTACCACGGACGATATGGTAGGCTTGCTCAAGATCAATACCTACCATGTCAGCCACGTTAAGCAGATAAGTAAGAATATCTGCACACTCTTCCGCTAGATGAACTCGTACGGCGGGGTCGTTGGGATCGAGTGACTTGCGATCGATCTTTTTGACTACATTGGCTAGCTCGCCGGTTTCTCCGCACAGAGCCAAAGTCATATGAGCTAAGCTGCGCGGAGCAGCGGTATCGCCAAACCACTTCTCTGAATCCTCCTTGCACTGCTTACCTAGAGCCACTAGCAAGCCCGTACTCTGATTTGATACTCCCATTATAGTAGACTCCTTAGGACCTTATCAACGTGTCTAGATAGATGCGAGGAACTCTGCCTTAGCAGTTCGATTGTGATCTCCGTAAGC